CTGCTGATTTGCATCATCGACTCCGGCTTTTTTAGCAGCGAAGCGTTTGATAAGCGAACCAATCGAGTCAGTACCGATGTAGCCGATGAACACGCTCGTTATATAAGCGAGATTGCTACTTAGTCCGGCGAAGTCGAGAAGGTCACGAATGAACCAGGCGATAATGGCGCACATCGTTGCATCGATTACTGTTTTTGTAAACGCACCGCCATTATATCTGCCGCGAAGGTACGCCATTGCAAACGCAAGGATTGCCCCGATGCCTTGTTCCTTTGCCGCGAGAATGGCGGCTAACAGGTCATGTTTTTCTGGCATCTTCATGTCTTACCCCCAATAAGGGGATTTGCTCTATTTAATTAGGAATAAGGTCGATTACTGATAGAACAAATCCAGGCTACTGTGTTTAGTAATCAGATTTGTTCGTGACCGATATGCACGGGCAAAACGGCGTGAGGTTGTTAGCGCAACCTCATGCCACCCGCTTTCACGAGGCCATGTGTAGAAGGCCGCAGCGTAACTATCACTGATGAGCTCAGGATAGCCAGTGGCTACGGCTCAGTTATGGTGCTGGTTAACGGACTTGAACCGCTACCCATTCGCTTACAAGGCGACTGCTCTACCATTGGAGCTAAACCAGCATGTTTGGCGGGACAGCGTGGACTCGAACCACGATAAGAAGGTTAACAGCCTTCCGTAATGACCTTTATACGACTGACCCAAATAAAAAAAGCCACCGTTGCAACTTAAGAGTCACTAACGGCAGCTTACATCTTTAAACGGTATGATATTTCATTCTGGCGGCCTCAAAAGCCGCAGCGGCAAGTTCGGCAGTATCATGGTATCCAAGGTTAATACACTTTCCAGACGCATTAATTCTTGCTCTCCATTTCCCGTACTTAGCATCCCAAGACACGCCACGGTATCCAGATTTATTATTCTTCTGAATTTTCCTGTTCTGCATATTTTCGGAATGAGTGACAAGACGAAGATTTGATATCCGGTTATCTGTTCTTACCCTGTTGATGTGATCAATAAAACCATCGGGCATGGTGCCATAAACAATCAACCATGCCAGTCTGTGAGCAGGGTATGCTTTACCATTAATCATAATCATTAAATACCCATCAGAATTTATTGATGAGCATTTCTTGAAAGCAAAACGAGAGTTCCATGTCAAAGTGGTCCTCTCTCTTCCCCGCCTCCATCTCCAGTGAAAGTCGCCTGATGATGGATTGTAATCAACAACAGAAAGCACCATTTCTGGCGTTAATTTTATTTCTTTCATCGCTTTACCTTAGGGATAGAGCCTGTTCGCGTAGATATGACAGCCAAGAGCGGAGCGATGTTTCCACCACCATATCTCAGGCCCATATCACTAAGACTCTTGTTTTGATTGCACGCGAATGCAAAAAAGCCCACAGGAGGTGGGCTTGTGATGGTTGCTGAATGCAAAAGCAGCAGCATATGTGAATATTATGGCTAAATGGATAATTGCATGTCAAGGTTTTTAACAGCAACATGCTTAACTTTCTCAACACGTTTACGCATTTTGAAAGCATTTTGCATTGGCTGGTATAAAACAAATAATGACGCTTTCAGGATGTCGTCAATTTCGTTTCTACAGGTTGCCAGTGAAGGTTTTCTCCATCCCTCGCCACCACGTCCACACATCTTGCGTGGCTTTGCAGTCGCGTGATAGTAGGATGCAATTGCTCGCTTAGATGAACCATGAGCGTAGTAGCTGAGGAGGATGCCAAAGGCTTTCTTGTCAATGCACATGACGGAATCGACGACCTGAGAAATCAACATTCCATCATCATCATTACACATTGGCCTTGTCATAACTCTTCCCGGCTCTACGCTCTCCATGAACTTCGCTATTACGCTGCTCATGCGCTTTTCCAGACGACCTGAATAAACCCATGCGCCCCACAGTTCAAGCCAGCCATTCAGCCACTCATGCTGTTCTTTGGTGAGGTTTAGTTCTCTTATGCCCACGCGCCTTCTCCCTGTACCTGAATCAATGTGAGGTTTCCGCAGAACACTGCGCCGGTATCGATATACATCTGGTTGGCAAACTTGAGTGGTTTCACTGCTGGCGTATGACCAAAGATGAACGTGTCCGCGCCTTTGATTTCTTTCACGATCCCGTCTTGTGAGTTGCTGATTCGTTCGCGGTTCCAGATTACCTGCTGATGATCAACTGGCTTTCCAAACTCGTATTTATCACAAGGATAATCGGCGTGGCAGATGACATATTTTTTTCCTTTACTCACCAGTTCGATGATTAACGGAAGTTCATCTGCTTTATGGGCAAGAGCTTTAGCCAGAATTTCTTTGTCGTAATCGAGATTAAAGAACCATCCACCGCCATTAAGCAGCCAGTGATTAACGTTTCCACGCTCTGATAAGCCATCAATCATCATTTGCTCATGGTTTCCACGTACAGCTCTGAACCAGGGGAATGTGATTAATTCCAGGCATTCGACGTTCTCTGTACCGCGATCAACCAAATCGCCCACTGAGATAAGCAGGTCTTTTTTGGTGTCGAATCCTATCGTCTCCAGTTTTTTCATCAGGTTCGTGTAGCATCCGTGCAGATCGCCAACTACCAAAATATTTCGGTATTTGCTGCCATCAATTTTTTCGTAATAGCGCATCTCTTTCACTCCATCCGCGATGAACCATGAGAACGTCGTTGACGATGGCGTGCATTTTCCCGTCTTTATCATCAACGTATTTTCTGACCGTAACGCGACTACATTTCAGTCTGCGTGCTACTTCTGTCTGGTTTCCGTATGCTTCAACGAGCATGTCTGGAATGGTTTTTACTGAGAACTTCATGCTACCTCACTTCTGCTATTTCGCAGGTCTTTGAGTTTCTGTTGGTACTCTGCCTTGATCGCCTTGCACTCCTCGACAGTCCAGCGATGGCGGTTATGGTTTGATTCGATTTCGTCTACTGCTTCTTGCCCGATACGATTAATCAGTTCGACGCGATACGGAACGAGATTTCCGCTTTTATGCTGGTTGCACACCACGCATTGCTTGTGAATATTGCGTTCATCAAATCGGAGTTGAGGTGCCGTAGCAGTTGTCCGGTAATGTCCGGCATCCCACTGAGCAGACGTGAGCGTTCCGCATGAGATACATGGTAAGTCGCGGTCTCTTTCTCTGATGAAGGCGTTTACGGCTTGTTGGGCTTGTTTAATCCAGTAACTGCGGGGTTTTAAGGCGAGCTTTCGAATCTTCAGTTTATCTTTCTGTCTCTGCTCATCTCGTCGTCGTTTCTTCTCTGCTGCTTTTTCCGCTTTTTCGCGTTCTTTGCTTCGTCGTTCGAGTGCTAACTTCGTACCACAATCAACACAACACCACTGTTGGTTCTGAAATTGCGGGAAGAACCATTCCCTGCACTCTTCGTTCTTACAACGCCGCCTTACCTTCCTCATTCGACATATCTCCATTCGGATCGCGATATACCAGCCATTCGTTAACACATTCGGAACAGGCGTAAATTTCATCAGGTGCCAGTTGCTTGTTACATCCTGCGCACATTGCCCTTGCTATGCTCTCTTGCTCATAACTTCGATTGGGGTCAATCATCGCGTTTTCCTCATGCGGTTCCATTTGTACTGCAACAACCCATAGACATAATCGAATGTCTTTACCTGACTTTCTGTGGGGATTGGCTTGGGTTTATTTCTGGAGCGTTTCGTTGGCAGGTATTTGCAGTTTTCGCAGATGATGTCGGTGATACTTCGTCGCTGTCGTCTCATGCTGCCCTGCCTGTTCGTTGTGACCATTCATACTCACGCCGGGAATCATCACTCCATCGCACGTTACGTTCTGATCCGAACCAGAACATGATTTCGATAAGCTCTGTCATGCTGGCCTTCCTCATTTTGCTGGTACGTACCCCAAGAAGAACAACACCGCCGTCAATACCGGGTACGCTTCTTTGCTCCAGCTTTTTAGTCTTGAGCCACAGCGCGGTGAAGATGTCTTTCCAGTCTTCTGGAGACAGTCGTTGACCATGCCATAGCACCTGACGGGAAACGTCCTGAAGCATCGGCCACATACGGTCGTTCTGCGCTTTGGTTCGCTTAGGTTCTTTGACGTGGACTTCGTGGGGTGACTTGTCGTCGATGGGTAGTGATAGTATTGCGTCTATGGCGTTATTTCTGATTGCTTCGTTGCGAAGCATGTATATTTGCTTCATCGAAATTCTTCTCTTTAATTCCAGCGGCTCTGATAGCTTTCATTACTGCAATTACCGTTTTGTCACGCCCATCCTCATAACCCATCGCATAAGCACCTTCTTCACCATCTCTCCAAAAGTCGTCATTCGATTCGGGCCAGTCGATATCCAGTTCAATAGCTGCTCGCGATGCCTGCCACGCCTCCCATGCAATCTCGACCTTGATATGCATAATCTTCATCACGTCACTTGAAACGTGATATTTGTTTTTAAACCACTCTTCAAACTGCTTTCTTGATTCGTCCATATTCCTCTCCATCACCGCTTGAACCAGGTGAAATTAGTAAACTGCGACATGTTTATCTGCATGAGGCGCTTAAGCACCCTGTCTCGCGGCCTGCTCTTTGGTTTAGGCCTGCGCTTGTATCGCTCTCTAATCGGAAGTCTTGAAGCTTTCCAGTAGCGATAATGCCGTGCACCTGATTCTTCCAGATCGGCATTAATCAATTGAGACAACGTACTCATCATTCATCTCCATCAGCGTGCTGGGGTGTTAGTCTTTTCATGTCTGCAAATCATGATTACCAGACCTTCTTTTGTCGCCACTTTTACAGTATCTCCTTCGCTTACCTTATCCAGTTCGTATGCTTCATATAGCGCATCAACCGCCTTCTGCTTTGCTGACACTTTTCTACGCTTATCCCACTGCTTAAGTGTATTTGTAATAATCCACTGGCCTGTTTTGAACATAATGTAGGCGTAACCAAGAAGGCTTAAACCGACATTTAGCGTTACTAATAAATCCTTCATTTACCCTCTCCCCCAAATAAAAAGGCCTGCGATTACCAGCAGGCCTGTTACAAGCTCAGTGATGTAGATGGTCATACGTCAGCCCCTTGTGCATATCGTCTGCCACGTGCAGCGGGTGCATTTGATGCTGTGCAAATCTGTCTGGCTTCATCCTGGTCACATGCAACAAAGTGTCCGTTGCAGAACCGCTGGTAAACCGTACCAAGTGAGCCAAAACGGTTTTTCGTCACGATGATTTCAGCAAATGGCGCGGCGCTACTGTTCTCGTCATATACCGCTTCCCGATAGAGCATGATGATTGAGTCTGCGTCCTGTTCAATGCTTCCTGAATCACGCAAATCTGCGTTTGTCGGGCGTTTATTTGGTCGCTTCTCAACATCGCGCGAAAGCTGACTCAGGGAGATAACAGGCGTTTTCAGGTCTTTCGCCATCGCCTTCAGGCTTCCGGAGATGTGAGCAATTGCGAGGTCGTTGCGGTCTGCTTTCGGCTTCTCAATCAGGCCAAGATAATCCGCCATGATGAGTGACAGGTTTGGATTTTCCTGTTTGTGCCGTTCTGCGATTGAGCGTATTTCTTCGACCGATAACCGCGAGGCATCGACTACCCATACATCCAAATCTGCAAGCTGACTCATACCGTTAGCAACACGCGCCCAGCCTTCGTCATCCATCGATGCAGGATTTCGCAGTACGCTAACCGACATCCTCCCGGCGTTGGCAATGCTTCGCTCTGCAATCTGCAATGCGCTCATTTCCATTGAGAAAATCAATACCCCGCGCCGGACGTCAGAACCAGGAATAACGCGGCTTGCCACGCCTTCGGCAATCTTCAGAGCCAGTTCGGTTTTCCCCATACCAGGACGAGCGGCGATTATCACAAGGTCTTCCGCGTTCATCCCTCCGGTGATAGCGTCAAGTTCTTCGATTCCGGTCTTCAGGGTATCTGACTCTTCTCCGTTCCTCAGACGCCTGTCAAGCGTGTCAGTGTAGTCAGTAATGATTTCCCCTAACCGTACAGGTTTAACCTCGTCACGGGGCTTTCTGATGGCTGAAAGACGCTTTACAAGCTCGTCCATCGCCTGACTCGATGTATCGATGGTTCCGCTCTGAATTGGTTCACGCATTTCATCCATGATTTCCAGCACCAGACGGCGGTGATAGTTATCCGCGACCATTCCGGCATATCCCTTCAGGTTTGCGGCACTCGGGCAGTTTTTGCTGGTCATCAGGATTGACGTGAAATGCTCCTCTCCGCACGCTTCGGCAACCATCAGCGCGTCGATTAGGTTTCTGTTTCGCGCCTGCTTGCGGATAACCTCGAAGGCTTTCCGGTAGAGCGGAATTGAAAACGCTTCCGGCTCAAGCGTTGCCAGAACGTCACTGGCGGTTGGTGTTAATCCACCAATCAGCAGGCCACCGATAACGCTCGCTTCGATATCCTGTCTCATGCAATCCCCCTGTCTGCAAACTTCCCTTCCCGAACTCCCGTTAACGAGTCTTCCCTCAGCAGGTAATCAAAATCTGCCGTCCAGCCCGTGTCGTTGTCTCCGAAGTAAAACGGCTTGGCCTGATGCACAAACGCCCTGACATACGCTCTGAAACCGTCCACGTTTGGCGTTTTCAGTTGCGGGATGATTTTCTTCAGGCGGCGTTTTCGTTTCTCGTTGACCGCAACAGCATGAGGAAGTCTGTCACCGACTTCGGTGTTGTAGGCGTTCAGGAAGGATTCGTAGTCGATTCGTTCTGCCTTGCGACGTTCAGGTTTAACCTGCCCATCGCCTCCCCCATTGGGGGGTAGGGGGGTATTATTTATATTCTTGTTAATACCTTCTTGTTCATGATGTGCGGTTGTTTGTGCGGCTTCATGTGCGCTTTCATGTGCGGCATGTACTCTGAAAGCCGCGCCATTACTGGATTCGTCATGTGCGGCATCATGTGCGGTTGTTTGTGCGGCTTCATGTGCGGGTGAATCGTCCATTTTTTGAGCATATTCATGGTAATTTGTGATGGTGATCACACGACCTTTTTGCTTCTCTCCATCAATGGAGATCATCCCCTCTTTCACAAAAACCTGAAGCATCCGCTCAACCTGATCACGGCTTGCTGGCTTGCCATGCCTGTCGCATAACTGAAGACCTAAATCAGCTGCTGTCACAACCTGTTGACCGGGTTGCAGATGCCATTCATGACCTTTGAAATTCGCTTTGTATGGCTTTCTGGCGGCATTCAGGAGAAGGTTTTCCCACAGGGTGCGAAGATAAACATCTTTCGCCCATGACTGTTTCAGAATGCTCCGGTACAACGGAATGTAACCAGTTTTCTGGTTCTCCATCCTGTTGCTCCTGCGCTCGTGTGCGGCGCTGAAATCGTAGATTTTTGCTGTATTGCTCATAACTACCTGCCTTGACGAAAGACCTTAAGAACATCGTTAAACTGACTTACGGATATGTCTTCTTTGAGAAGCTTTTCCAGAAATGCGTTTGGAATGAACGTATATCCCTCCTCTTTTGGTAGAGACGGGAGCAACGCCCTCGCCTCAGCCTTCAGAAGCTCAGTTCTGGCAACTTTCACAAAAGAGATTTGAGTTCTTTCATCAATGGAACGAAGGAAGCGCAAACGCTTAACTTCTTTGTGTGTATCAGGTGGATTAAAGCCTTTGTTTCGCATATAATTACCTCGTTGGATGTTGTTAAAATTCCATTTGTATTTGATCAGAACGCTCGGTCTTGCACACCGGGCGTTTTTTATTGGTGAGTCCATCAAGCGCATACTTAAAAGCCCTGCTAATCGGACTGATGTCTGATGCCATTCCGAAAGCACACAAGACCGAAGCAATAAATCTCCAGTCCGTTCTGCTTATCTTCGATTCATGACAGCCAATCATCTTTGCCAGACCGCGCTGGGTAAGCGTTGACAGGTTGATGAGTAAATCTGTTTCTGCGCGATCAACGTCACGCTGTGATAGTTTGCTGTAACTTGTTTGTTCCATTTCTTACTATTTCCATAGGTAAATAATCACTAATACTCATCTTTCGATGAGTGCTTAATTAGTTACCGCGTTGTCGGCGGTGCAGATTGATAAAGAGCGGTGTTACTTATGCAGTTGTTTTTTTGTTGCTTGGGAAGGGCTTTATTTCTTCCGCATAAACGCTTCCATCAGCGTTTATAGTTAAAAAAATATTTCGGCCTGCATGAATGGCCTTGTTGATCGCGCTTTGATATACGCCGAGATCTTTAGCCGTCTTGGTTTGACCAAAGCGCATTGCATAATCTTTCAGGGTTATGCGTTGTTCCATACAACCTCCTTAGTACATGCAACCATTATCACCGCTAGAGGTAAAATAGTCAACACGCACGGTGTTAGATATTTATCCCTTGCGGTGATAGATTTAACGTATGAGCGCAAAAAAGAAACCATTAACACAAGAGCAGCTTGAGGACGCACGTCGCCTTAAAGCTATTTATGAAAAAAAGAAAAATGAACTTGGCTTATCCCAGGAATCTGTCGCAGACAAGATGGGGATGGGGCAGTCAGGCGTTGGTGCTTTATTTAATGGCATCAATGCATTAAATGCTTATAACGCCGCATTGCTTGCAAAAATTCTCAACGTTAGCGTTGAAGAATTTAGCCCTTCAATCGCCAGAGAAATCTACGAGATGTATGAAGCGGTTAGTATGCAGCCGTCACTTAGAAGTGAGTATGAGTACCCTGTTTTTTCTCATGTTCAGGCCGGGATGTTCTCGCCTGAGCTTAGAACCTTTACCAAAGGTGATGCGGAGAGATGGGTAAGCACAACCAAAAAAGCCAGTGATTCTGCATTCTGGCTTGAAGTTGAAGGTAATTCCATGACCGCGCCAACAGGATCCAAGCCAAGCTTTCCTGACGGGATGTTAATTCTTGTTGACCCTGAGCAGGCTGTTGAGCCCGGCGATTTCTGCATAGCCAGACTTGGTGGTGATGAATTTACTTTCAAGAAACTGATCAGGGATAGTGGTCAGGTGTTTCTACAGCCACTAAACCCACAATACCCAATGATCCCATGCAATGAGAGTTGTTCCGTTGTGGGGAAAGTTATCGCCAGCCAGTGGCCTGAAGAGACGTTTGGATGATGAAAGGTCGCACAGAAGTGCGGCCTTTTTTATTGGTAGTGATCCACACATTGTGCTAACGCATTAATTAGCATTAATATTTAGCTTAATCACAGAACAGCTAAAAATATTTTATCGATAAATATATACATATCAATGAGATAAATAAAAATGATGCATTTTGTAGCTAATTGATGATTTAGCTACTATTGCCCTGCTTATTTGAAATAAGCTATCATCACCATAACCAAGCATATGGGGGATTTATGGATACTAAAAAACGAGCTCAAAAAGCAGCAGCAATGTCAGCAATCGTTAGATCAGCTCCAAAGCCAACTCACACAGGATTAATGGCGACAGGTGTTTCTTGTGCTGTTTTGCCTGATGGTCGCAGAGTGGTTTCAATGCAAGGTGCAAATGGATTGGCAGAAACATTCGGTGTATCTGTTGGCTCAAAAATGCCAAGATGGGTACCAAATGGGAAGCCAGGTCAATTACCATATGTTCTCCAAGCAAATGAGCTTCAGCCATATATTTCTGATGAACTAAGAGAAGCGCTAGCAGAACCAATTGTATATAAAAATACATCAGGTGCAGGTGTCGCTTATGGCATTGACGTTACTATGCTACCAGCGCTTTGCGAGGCATGGACAGATGCTGAGAGGGATGGAGCCCTACGACAAAAGCATCACTTGAATACAGCTGCAAAAGCCAAAGCGCTCTATAAAGCTCTAGCCAGAGTTGGCGCCGTTGCGCTCGTTGATGAAGCGACTGGATACCAAAAAGAACGAGAGCGCGATGAACTGGCAAAACTCCTTGAGCAATTCATCGCTAAAGAAATGCGACCATGGGTAAGCACATATCCGCCAGAATTCTTTGAGGAGTTATGTAGACTCAGAGGAGTCCCATTCAAAGCAAACATGCGGAGACCGCAATACTTTGGTCATCTTGTGAATAACATAACTTATGACCGCATGGCACCAGAGCTAAGAAATGCGCTAAAGGAAGAAAGAGCAAAAGCAAAAAAGGCAGGTGCAAAAATGCATCAGTTTCTATCAGAGGGAACTGGATATGGTCTTCTTCAAAAGAGACTTACAGGGGTAACAACACTCATGCAAGCAAGCGATACTTATGAAGATTTCATCCAATTGCTTGATAAGGTACACCCTCTACTAACCGTAGAAGATATTGACGCAGAATAACTTTATTGCCCCGGCCTCAGCGCCGGGTTTTCTTTGCCTCACGATCCCCTTCACCCAATAACACATAACCAATTGTATTTATTTGAAAATTAATAGATACAACTCACTATACATCGCAATTCAGATCTCTCGATCACCTCCCAAGCCACACAACCCGGCAAAAAATAAATCTATATAAAAAACATACAGATAACCATCTGCGGTGATAAATTATCTCTGGCGGTGTTGACACACATACCACTAGCGGTGATACTAAACACATCAGCAGGAAGCTGGAAGCCAAACGGAACAGATTGGCATGCTCTTTAACTTCGATGGGGCGCTGACAAAGCGCAAACAGATACCAAACGAGATGGGTTTGGCGGTGATGCGAATTGCAGCTGCAACGACAGCAACCAGAAGATCAGCATCTGGCGCATCACCACCAAAGCTATTTCACATGAGGAAAACATCATGACGGTAATCGTGTACGGAAAATCAACATTTGCAGGAAATGCCAAAACTCGCCGTCATGCGCGGCGCAGAAAGCTAGCCATAGAGCGCGACACCATCTGCAATATCATCGATTCAATTTTTGGCTGCGATTCTCCTGATGCTTCTCAGGAAGTTAAAGCCAAAAGAATTGACCGTGTCACCAAAGCCATTTCGCTTGCCGGAACGCGTCAGAAGGAAGTTGAAGGAGGATCTGTACTTCTTCCAGACGTAGCACTTTACGCGGCTGGTCATCGTAAGAGCAAACAAATAACAGCGAGGTAAGGTATTTGTCGGTTAAGTCGTTATTTTTTGAGCTGTTCGTCCTGTACAATAAGTTCATTCATAAGAATGTCTGACTTCCCGGCAAATCTCATGTAGCACTCATTAAAATACTTTTCCGGGATAATAAAACGGTCAATATCAGGATATCCAATAGCAGAAGGCAATCGAGTGATAATCCCTTTTTTGAGCAATGAAATTGCTTCAGGGCTTCCCTTTTCTGTCTTTAGCTGGTTATTAGCGGCTACAGCGAATGCCAAATACGCTCTTTCTCCAAGAGTTAACGAATCAAACAAATCCCGAACGACTTTTTCTTCTCTGTCCTTACGCCGCTGAGCAGTTGATGCCTCAATTCTTTCAGTAACAGCGTGATAAACGGAATTAACAACACCGTTAAGCACATAGCTAACGCAGAACAACAGGATGTAATACATCCAGTAATGAGGAAGTATTTCTGGATTATGCAGGTTTATCCATTCTTTTACGCTTACCGGCATAACAATAATCAATACGATCAGGATGATTAGCATATGAATCAACTGTTTAAGTGTCATTCCTTGCAGGAAAAAACGCATTAGCTCCTGCCACCATGAGTTGTTCATCGGCGATTCTCTTTTTGCTCTCTGTAGGGGTGAATAGAGTTTATCCGATTTCTCGCTGTAGGGGTACACGAGAACCACCGAGCCTGATGTGGTTAAAAGACAGGCACAATCCAGAATTTTCTACAGCAATGCTCACGTCTAATCAGGTCGCAATGCGGCCTTTTTTATTGCCAAAATTTAAGGAATAACAACATGACCAAAGAAATTGTGACATTCAAGGGATTTAACAAAGACCTCACGTGCCGTGACTTTCAGTTTGCAATCGGTGAAACCTTCCATCACGATGGAAAAGTAGAGGCTTGCGGTTCTGGATTTCACGCCTGTGAATGTCCTTTCGATGTTTTCAGTTATTATCCGCCGGCAGAAAGCCGCTATGCGGAAACAATATCTTTTGGTGTTATAGACCGTGAAGAAGAAGGTGACACTAAAATAGCCAGTGCCAGTATCACAATTAAGGCTGAGCTAACGCTTCCACAGTTCATTCAGCGTGGTATTGAGTGGATTTGGAGCAAGATTGATAAATCGCTGGAACAGCAGATCATGACTGGCAACCGGTCAGCAGCAACCAACACTGGCGACTGGTCAGCAGCAACC